CCCCAAGAATGACAGATGGAAAACTTGGATTGGACTATTCTGGAACCATTCCGCTGTTAGTAGCGGCAATTAAAGAACTCCACGCCGAAATCGAATCACTCAAACAGAGGATTAACTAATGGCCGACTACAAAGAAACTGACGTATCCGGTGTCGCATGGCAGCGAGCGTATCAAATTCTGATTCTGAACCCACTGGGCGAACTGCCGACGGTGCGGTATGACGAGGAGCAGGTGATTAACCTCAACAATGAGCAGATCAAGCAATTCGTCGGCAATCTGGGTTACACCGTAGACCCGCTCGGCATCATCGAACTGCGCGATCCAGAAACCCTAGAACTGACCGGCGAAACCATCCCGGTAGCGACGGTGCATGAAGCACTCTTCTCAGACTACATTAACAGAGCGATGGCTCGTGACGATGGGGCTAATCTAGTTCCTCCTGTTGAGCCTGTTGAGCCTGTTGAGCCGGAAGAATAAAACCTGCTACACTACGCGCTCCTATCAACAACAACTCATAGACGACTATGCAGCCTAAAATTGAAATCAGTGTAGAGCTCTTGAACGCGGTCCTGAACTATCTGGGCACCAAGCCTTTCGTGGAAGTCGCAGGACTCATCAATGGCATTCAGGAGCAGGCCAAGGGGCAGTTGCCAGAGACAACGGAAGCGGTAGAGGAATAAGGTTAAGAGGAGGTAGGTATGGTTACATCAAGACAGTGCTTTGCTAAGTGGGGCGACCCTAACACTCGGGAAGACGAGGGCAAATATATGGTGCTGTGGGACGTACCTACCTCGCTTGAAATCGGCGTGATCCCCAAAAGGCTGTACTGCAACCGTGCGATGATCGAGCCATTAACCAAAGCATTCAACAACATCATTAGCCGGGGTCTCATCAACCAGCTTAAAACTTGGGACGGGTGCTTCAATATCCGTAAAAAGAGAGGGGCAACCTCTCAGTCCCTTCATGCGTGGGGTATCGCTATTGATATCAATGCCGCGTGGAATCCCTTCGGGAAAAAGGGCAATATGAGTCCTGAATTGGTGAAATGCTTCACAGACGCGGGTTTTGACTGGGGTGGCACATGGAGTAAGCCCGATTTTATGCACTTTCAATTAGCGAAAATATAAGGTGATGTATGAAAGATGTATTTGGTGTTTCTTTGGCGGAGGCGTCTACGTGGCGAAGCCTAATTGTTTTGCTGACACTGGTTGGCATTGAATTGAGCCCTGAGCAGGCCGAAGCAATCGGCAAAGCGGGGGCAGCGCTGTTTGTAGTTTTCGGAGTGTTCACTAAGCACAAATCGTCCGTAGGCTAGCTGACAGAGACTCGGGGTGTTAGGCTTCTCGGCTATTGCAGACTCGCCCATTGCGGCACCGCGCATTGATGCCTATTTACTCCTAACTTCTCAGAGTCTTAGCCTCTCTCTTTCTTCGGCTGCAGTCACGGCTGCAGCTAACTACGCGCTCTCTTCTCAGTCACTTGTAACGACACTCAACAGCCTGACTGTTGAGGCAGCGGCTCAGTTTGCGCTTAATTCTCAGACCCTAACCACTGCACTCAATGCCGTAACATTAGAGACTAACAACACTTTAGCTCTCGATTCGCAATCTCTCGCTACTACGCTATCTTCCGTAGCTATCTCCGGTGCGGCGGCGGTTACGCTCACTGGGCAAACGCTAACAACTACTCTTAATGCTGTCTCAGTCACAGCAGGTGCAGAAGTCCTACCCACAGGGCAAACCCTCACCACTACGCTCAATTCGGTTACTGTCTCTGCGGCAGCGGGCATAACACCCACGGGGCTCTCCTTCTATGGATATGTTTCGCCGGTTATTCTGAGTGTAGGGGCTACGGTCCCCACTACGGGGTTGATGCTCACATCGACGCTCAATAGTTTCAGAAAGTTCTGGGTAGATATTTTTACCCCACAGATACCTGAGATTCCCTACGATGACTGCTCGATTGGCTCAACGCCGATATGCTACACCCCACCAGAGCCTACAACGCAGGCGACGATTCAGGGAAATTGGAACGAGATAACACTGGATGCGGTAGTAGATGGGCAGGACTGCTCGATTGGGTCACAGCCTATCTGTGTGGGAGTCAACTATACGAATACCGAACTGTTGGTGACAGCAGTGAATGGTGGTGGAGCCATCACGGGAATTTCGATAAAGCACACCTCGCTCTACGATGAAGTCCCACCCAATCCAGCCGTTGTAGTAGCAACAAATGGTGGAGCAAATGCCACGTTCAATATACAATACTCCCAAAATGTAGCGATCAGCGTAGCGATTGCCAACGGCGGCTCTGGGTATATAGTAGGGGATACACTCTTCGTATTAGGAGGGATTGGATACAATCTACCCTCTACAGGCAAATATCCTGCCGCATTGTGGTCCAACATTACAACCACCCAGACCAGCAACTGGGTCAATATACCGACATAAAGGTGCGTAACCATGCCTTCATCATATTCATCTAACCTTAGACTCGAACTCATCGCCTCGGGTGAGCAGGCCAATACGTGGGGCAACACCACCAACACCAATCTAGGCACGTTGCTGGAAAGTTCTATCGCAGGGCGTGTAGAGCTCTCTTCGGGTTGGGTGGCTAACTCACTTACGCTGACGGCGCTCAATGGTGCTAACGATCAGTCAAGGCAGATGTGTCTGGTGGTCCCGGCTATTACGATCAGTGCAGACTCAAACATCGTGGTCCCCGCCAGTGCGGTCACAGCCTCATCGGGCAAGCTATATACCGTCATCAACCGATCAACATCTTATGCGGTCACGATCAAACTCTCAGCCACTACGGGCGTAACGATTCCAGCCAACACGACGAAGACGGTCATCTACAACGGCACGGATTTCCAAGAAGCCTTTACTGCGCTGAACTTCCTTACACTGACAGGCACCCCCACGGTCAACGCACATGCCGTAAACAAAGGCTATGTAGATGGGAAATTTTTCATCAATGCAGGGGCCAATACCGTCACGGGCAACACTACATTTACAGGCACCGTCACTCTGCCCGTAGCGACACCCACAGGCAACCAAGCCACCTCGTACAACTACGTCAATAGCAACTATTTGTGGAAAGCGGCGGGTGAAAGCACTCAGACCATGATCCCTAGGCTGAAATTAACCCAAGCGGCTGTTGATAATGATGATGTAATCACTAAAGGATACGCAGACAGTAACTTTGTAGGGCTCACCACTGTCCAGACGATTTCTGGCACTAAGACATTTTCTACAAATGTCTCCCTAAGTGGCTCCGCGCAGCTTATTCTCCCCAACGCTCCCTTGAGTGGCACTCAGGCTACCAATAAGAGCTATGTAGATGGAGAGATAGCGGCGGCGTCATCTCTAGCCGCGAGCACTTTTGTCCCCCAGACGAGGACCATTACAGTAGGCACGGGGCTTCAGGTCAATGGCACGGCGAGTGCGGATTTGAGTGGAAATATCAATCTTCAGCTTGTTGGAGGAGGTACGGTCACTTCGGTTACGGCAACTTCTCCTTTGACCGCTACAGGCACTACGGCGGTTAATTTGTCCATGAATATAGCCAGCACTTCACAAAACGGCTATTTAACCTCCACGGACTGGAACACGTTTGACGGCAAATGCGATGCTAATGGTTCCAACGCTTCGGGTACTTGGGCCATCAGTATTGCAGGCAATGCCGCTACCGCTACGAATGCAACAAACGCTACGAATGCAACAACAGCCACGACAGCTACAAACGCCACGAATGCGGTAAACGCTACAAACGCCACGAACGCTACGAATGCGGTAAGTGCCACGACAGCTACAAACGCTACGAATGCAAATGCTTTGGGCGGTGTAGCCGCTAGCGGTTACGTACTAAAAACCGGCTCCACGATGACTGGGGCGTTAAATGTTCAGAATAGCGGTTCTCCATCAGGGTATGTTAGTGTTGATACGGTCTTTAATGGCGCTGATTACTTCCCTGCTGTTTTATCTGTCAATACCGCCGCTTCTACCTATAGACCAATAGTATTAGCGCAAATAAGCACTTTAGGCACTTATGAAGTTAGATTAGCCATAGGCACAGGGGGCGCTGTAACGATATCTAACTTAGCTGCTGGCGGTACTGTCTCTGCAGGGGCGGGCACAGGCACACTAACGGTATCCTCAGACCAAAACTTAAAAATAGCTGACGGTTTCATAGAAGATGGCCTCTCTAAAATAGATGCGCTGCAACCTCGTTACTTTTATTGGAAAGATGAAGAGGGTAATGCTAACCTTGAAGAAGGAAGGCAACTAGGTTTTTATGCTCAAGAGGTGCAAGCAGTTAGCCAAGAAGCCTCTCCAACGGGGCAAGGCATATATGATAGAGCGATAATTGCTATGCTGGTTAAAGCCGTGCAAGAACTCAAAACCGAAGTAGAAGCCCTTAAAGGAGCCTAAATCATGCTCCAAAAATTACAGTACCGCCCCGGAGTTAATAGGGAGTCAACATCTCTTGCTAACGAAGGGGGGTGGTATGCCTGCGATAAGATTCGCTTCCGTTCAGGTCAGCCGGAAAACATCGGTGGGTGGACGTTTGCTTCAGATGATGTGTATCTAGGGGCTTGTCGTGATCTGACTGAGTGGGAGTCTCTAGCCAATTCCGGGGTGTCTTTCACTCTGCTGGGCATGGGGACTAACCTCAAATACTACATCGACTCCAACCAAGTCTTTTACGATATCACACCCATAGCAGACTCTTTTGCTGCGGGCACGGTGTCCCTTGATACCATCTATTCAACGCTAGCTTCTTCGATCAGTGCTACTAGCACGGACATTACTCTTGTCTCGGGTACGTCTTTTCAGAGAGCTTTTCCTTTGGTCATCACCATTGGTTCAGAAGATATCTTTGTTCAGAATGTCAGTGGCAATACTCTCACTGGCTGCTCACGAGGCTATAACGGCACTACAGCGGCGGCGTACAATTCAGGCGTTGCTGTCACCAGTCGATGGTTGATCCTTGCGGCTACGGCTCATGGCTCGGGTACAAATAACTTCGTCACTATAGGTGGGGCGACTGCGTTTGGGCCTTACACTGCCGCGCAGTTAAACAAGAACTTTCAGATCAAGGCGTTTACTACCAATTACGTAGCCGTAGATGTTGGGGTACTGGCGACATCAGCTTTGACAGGTCAGGGTGGTGGTGCCATCACTGCAGAGTTTGAGATTGACACGGGTGAGGAGTTTTCTACGCAAGGCACGGGCTGGAGTGCAGGTGTCTGGAACTCTATGGTCTACAACGCCGGGCTCACCACGGTAGCGGAAGAAGTAGATAACACTGAGACGACGATCACTTTGACCAATGCTTCGACCTTTCCGGCTTCTGGGTATGCACTGCTTGAATCTGAAATCATTCAATACTCAGGCATAAGTGGTAATGATCTGACCGGATGCACACGCGGAGCGACTTCAAGCACAGCGACCTTCCATCAGAACGGTACGACGATAAGAGGCTTGGTCTATCAGTCAACAACACCTAGCGTAACTAATCCTGTCCGTGGATGGAATACACCCGCAGAGTTTGGTATCAACATCCCCATGCGCTTGTGGAGTTCTGACTCGTTTGGTCAAGACTTGGTTTATAACATTCGCAATGGTGGAGTGTACTATTGGGCGGCGGCTGCTAATCTGGATGATACGGGTGAAGTCACGCTACATAGTGGTGTGAACATTGTTGATCTTCCCGGCGCGGATAGTTGGTCTCCTGAAGTGGGTGCCCATGTCTTTGTCTCTGAAGAACGGCATATTGTGGTGCTAGGCACCAACGACCCCACAGCCACGGAACCTAGCGCTCAAGACCCATTGTTGCTTCGCTGGTGCGAACAGGAAGACCCATTGATCTGGGAGCCAACACCTATCAACACGGCTGGGTTTCAACGCATGGCCTATGGCAGTAAGCTGATTACGGCTGAAAAGACTCGACAGGAAGTGCTGATTTGGAGTGATAGTGCGCTGTATTCCATGCGCTATCTAGGCCCACCCTACACCTTTGGGTTCAACACGATCTCAAACGAAGTCACTCTCGCCGGTCCTAATGCAGTCGTCACTGCCAGCAACATCACGTACTGGATGGGCTTGGAAAAATTCTATGTCTATTCTGGGCGTGTGGACACGCTCCCCTGCAGTCTGCGGCAGTACGTCTTTGATGATATTAACGAGTCGCAGTTGGATCAGGTCTATGCAGGCACCAATGAAAAGTTTAACGAGGTGTGGTGGTTCTACCCTTCGGCTTCCACTATCGGTGTGGACAACCCCACAAACGACCGCTATGTAGTCTACAACTACCTTGAGAAAGTCTGGTACTACGGCCAAATGCCGCGCACCGCTTGGTACGATTCACATATCAGAGCTTTTCCGCTGGCGACCAGTGGAGGCAGACTTTTACTTCATGAGAACGGTGTAGACGACTACACCACCAACCCTCCAACACCCGTTGACTCCTTTATTGAATCTTCGGATTTCGACATCGGTGAGGGTGACAACTTCTCGTTCATAAAGCGCATAATACCGGACGTAGATTTTATTGGATCACTGTCAAATACACCTTCTGTGACGATGACGGTATCGACGAGGAATTTCCCCGGTCAAGGCACTTTCACCTCTACAGATAGCGAAGTAGTTTCCAGTAACAAGGTGTCACTGCAAGTGTACGATTACACGCACCAAGAGTGGATTCGCCTGAGAGGAAGACAAGTTGCCTTTAAGATTAGCAGCAATTCTTTGGGTGTAAAGTGGCAGTTGGGAGTCCCAAGAATCCAAGTGCAGCCAGACGGACGCAGATAAATAGATGAGTAAGTCAGGCAACGTCCCCCCCGCTCCGGTACTCCCGCTAGCTCCGCTAGAGTACGACATTCAGTTTCAGAATAATCTGGTGCGGCTGGTCAATTACTTCATCGAGCAGGTCAACAATCCCGGCGATGTGCGGTGCACGTCATTGGTTGCGGCTAACTTCAACCCGGATGGAAATGCGTTCTCTGCGGCTCTTCCAACCCCTATTGCAGCCACGGCTATGGTGGCTCTTTCGTACTATACTATCGTCACGGTAGGCACTACGGACTTCACACTGGTCGGCGCAGCAGACAACAATCTAGGTACCACATTCAAAACTACAGGTGCAGCGACAGGTACAGGTCGAGTGATTACAGGCTCACCCCACGGCACTATATGGCGGGACACCGCTGCAGACAACACCCTAAAAATTATTCCTTGAGGTTACGATTATGAGTTACGGTGGCATAGGCAGTCTTCTTAGTTCAGTAGGTGGCATGGCCTTGACTCCTGCTTTGGAGACGTATATTCAGGATTATATTGGGGATGTGGACTGGCTAAAAAAGCTCAGCGACGACCCAGAAATGGGAGAAAAAATAGCCAACGTAGCAGGTGGCACTCTAGGCACTCTACTCAGTACCGGACTCAACGCGGGCTTAGGCTACGCTACGGGGGGTAAAGAAGGCGCAGCAGCAGGCGCAGCGCAAGGGCTCATTATGGGTGGCGGTGCAGCCCTTCAGCACGACAAGTTCAAAGAAGCTATGGGTATGGGGGCAGCGGCAGCACCTAACAAGCCTGCACCCGGAACGGCTATGGCTAGCACCTACGGTATAAACGAAGACCCTACAAAGATCACGGGTGCTGAAGCATGGAATGAAGCTGCTAGGAAAGCGCCTGTACAAATAGGAAACACCTCGACAGCAGCCTCCGTACCAGAGGTTTCAAAAACGGTTGAAGTGACAGACAACACGAAGCCGGAAACGTCCGCAGATGACAAGCCCGGATATTTTGAATTAGCAGGCAAACTGGGGCTACCGGCTTGGACTATTGGTGCTGGGCTTGGCAGTTCTATGGCTTACGCTAACAGGCAAGAGGAAATTGCGCGAAAGCTGGAAGCTGAGAAAGCAGCAGAGGCTGCGAAAATGCAGGAGTTCTACTCAATGCTAGGTGATTTATATCGCCCTGCGTATGCTGAGGGTGGTGGACTGACAGTCTCTTCCAATGCGGGGGCTCCTGCTTCTGTAACCTTTCCTGATTGGTTTATAGATGAGTTTGCGGGTACGGGTGGGTTAGGTAGTTATGCTTCAGGAGGGTATATCAACACCGAGCCGATGGACCCTGATACTGCCTATCCTCAGTCGATGATTCATAGGGCACAGCCCTATCCAGCCGCATCTCCCATACCGCACGAAGTTGTCAGTATGGAGAAAGGAGGTTTGCTAGAAGGCGAAGGATCGGGGATGAGCGATGATATACCCGCTAATATAGATGGAAAAGAGCCTGTACGAGTAGCCGATGGGGAGTATGTAGTGCCTGCGAATATCGCGGAACGCTTTGGTGAAGAACGCTTACATGCTATGATGAACAAAGTCCGTAGCGCAGCCCATGCTAAAAAAGGTAAACAAATTGTCGAGAATGCAGGCAAGCGGGCATTCATTCAAACCATGAGCCGAGTCAAAGCGTAATGAGCACAGAAGTTGCACCCGGATATGTTATCCATGAGTTTGGTCTAAAGCTGCAAAAGGCTCTAGCTGATGGAGAAGTCAATCCGGGTGTACAAGAGATTACTCACTACCAGACAGATGACCTCTATGGCAGACGATGCCGCATACCTTCGGGCACCGTTGGAGCTACACTCGTTCACAAGTATGACCACATAGCCATCTGCCTGTCGGGGACTGTGGTGCTAGTAGATCAGAACGGGGAGAAGCAGACTATCACCGCTCCTGCTGTAGTCATCACAAAAAAAGGCACACAACGGGCAGTCCTCGCTGTTACAGATGTTGATTGGGTAACTGTCCATCACTGCGAGAACCAAGACTTGGACAACATTGAGAGTATTCTGGGATGTAAGACAATGGCTGAGTACCAGAATCTACTGACGCATACGGAGCACTAACATGTCGCTATTTGGATCATTGGCTGCAATAGGTACAGCTATTTCTTCTGGTATCGGAGCAGCAGTGGGTGGGGCAGCTACAGCGGCGGGCATTTCAGGTACTGCAGGTACTGCAGCGACACTAGGGGCGGCTACATCAGGGGGTCTTGCTGCTACGGGGGCAGCGGCGGGTACGGGTGCGGCAGGGGCTATAGGTAGTGCGGCAGGAGCGATTGGTACGGGGGCTTTAACAGGTTCAGCGGGCGGTGCTGCTATTAGTGCAGCTACAGGTGGAGACCCCGCTCGCGGTGCGGGTCTTGGTGCTCTTACTGGTGGTGCTATGGGAGGTATTGGAGCGGCATTTGCCCCCGCCGCAGCGCCAGCAGCGACCACAGCAGGAGAAGCAATTCTTAACCCCACAGCACAAGCTGCAGCCCCCGGTGTGCAAACTGTTGGCGATATAGCTACCGAAACGGCTATGAACCAAGTAGGCAACGCCGTGACTCCCGGTGCAGCAAATATAGCATCTACGGCTCCTGTGGCTACTAATGGGGGCAACGCTCTAGGGGGTATTGGTTCTCTTCTTAGCAATGACACCGTTAAAGGTGTCGGCATGGACCTCGCCAAAGAAGGAATCGGAACGGGAATGGATAATATGCAGCAAAATGCCCAAAACACCGCAAACAGTAGAATGGCACAATCTTACGCGCAGGCAAGCGCTCAGCAACAAAAAGAAAAGGATGACGCATTCAAAACGCAGCTAGCTAGAACCCAAGGGGGTATTAGTGGAGGCCGGGGTATGGGTATGAACAAAGGTGGCGAGGTAGCCCTACAAGAAGGGCAGTTCATTATTCCAGCCGATGTTGTCAGTGCGCTTGGTGACGGGTCCACTAAAGCCGGTGCTAATTTCTTGGATGAGTTCTTTGGTGTATGACGCTCCGTGTTGAAGTGGTTCCCTCAGAGTTTTTGAACATCACTTGGCCGAAAGTTGAAAAGTACATTGCAGCGGCTGTTGAGTATTCTAATGGCATGCTCTCTGTAGAAGAGGTCAAGGTCAGAGTTTTGGATGGAGTATGGACACTCATCGTAGTCATTGACAATTCTGATACAATACAGGGAGCCGCTGCGGTTTCTTTTTTCAATAGAACAGACAATCGCGTTGCTTATGTCACTAGCATAGGCGGCAGACTGATTTCAAACAAAAAGGCTTTTTCGCAACTGCGCGATCTCCTCAAAAAGTACGGGGCCACTTGTATAGAGGGCACCACTAGAGATTCGACACTGCGCTTATGGGAAAGGATTGGTGCCCGTAAACAGTCCAACTACATACAAATAACCCTGTAAATTTAGAGGATACGAACATGGCATCTCCTCCCGGCCAAAAGCCTGTCACATTCTCAGAGAGCACTGTAAGAGACCCCATAGCAGAACAGAAATGGGCATACCTAACAGCGCATGACTACTCTCCGTTAAACATTCTGACAGCCGACGCTTCTCGAAAAGCGCAGATTCTAGCGGGTATGGCAAAAAATGACCCGAAAGCGCAGAAAGCGTTCTTTGGGCGCAAACCTACCGCTGCAGATTGGGCTAACTTGAAGGGAGGCACGGGGCAACCTATTCCTCAGCCTACACAAAAAGCCGCACAAGGCGGGCTGATGGCTCTGCGGGGGTACTCTTCGGGTGGTTCTCCAAAAGCAACAAATGCGCCCAAAAAGGACGCACCCAAAAAGGACGCACCCAAAAAGAATGCCCCTGAAAAACAAAAACCCCCTGCTAAACCCAAGCTAGCCCCGCCGCCTAAAAATGAAACCGCGCAGCAGCGTAGCGAACGCTTGATGGCCTTTGAAACTGCAGGCGGAAAGCTAAACAAGCAGCAGAAAGGCTACGTGGCTAACTTTGCGGAGTACGCCGATAAAGGCTATCCCATAAACCCGAAGACGGGTATGCCCACTCCGCCTAAACTTCCTTCAAATGCTACCAAAGCCCAGAGAGAGGCGGCAATGGAGAAGTTTACTGCGGATACTAATCTCAACGTAAACGATAAAGGTAAGCTGGCTCCCAACACGGGCGGTCCTAACCCGAACATCTCCTTAGCCGATAGTCTTACACAGACCCCTGTAGGGTTTGACCCGCAGTCCTTGAAATCGACTATGGCTAAGGACGGGAAAACAGTAATCCCGCCCAGCTTTATGACTGACCCCTATGCGGGCATAACAAACCCTTTCTATCGTCAAGCGATAGACTACCAAAAAAATATGAAGATGCCCGGTGAGTATGGGCAAGCCTCTGATATGTATCGAACGGCTGGGGCCGGATTAGAAAGTCTGGCTGGGTACAAACCACAAGATGTTTCTTACCAAAATGCTTCGGCTGAAAGAGCCAGTGCAGAAAAAGCCGCCGCCGCACAGATGGGCAGTATTGCTAATGTCAGTGCGGAACGCGCAGCGGCAGAAAGAGCTCAAGCCTCTCAAATGGCCGCTATTGCTGATGTTAATGCACAGCAAGTAGACCTCGGGCAGTATAACGTAAACGCCTCGCAAATGCAGCGCCCAGAGGATGTAACCGCTAAAGAACTGCAGCGGTATCAGATGGACAGCGCAAACCCCGTCACCACCCAAGCACTCGAAGCCTATCAAATGGCAGGGCCGGGGTCTTGGACCGATGAGGGTGTGTCTAGCAAATACATGAGCCCCTACATGCAGGGAGTCATTGACATCTCAAAGCGCGAAGCGGAGAGAGACTATACCAAGCAGATGAATGCACTGAATGCCAAGGCTGTATCGGCTGGAGCGTTTGGTGGGTCTAGGCAGGCTTTGGAGCGCTCTGAAGCACAGCGTAATTACAACGAGCAGTTGCAAGACATTCAAACGCGAGGTCTGCAGCAAGCTTACGAATCAGGTCGTTCTCAGTACACTGGGGAATTAAGCATGTCGCAGCAGGCGGCTCTGCAGAATCTGCAGTCTAAACTCTCCACACAGTCGCAGTCTTCGCAGCAAGAGTTGCAAGCGATGCTCTCTAACCAGAACATCGACTACCAGACCAAAGTGCAGAACCTACAGGCTATGCTGGGTGTACAGTCTCAAGAAGCACAGCAGATGCTCAATGCGTCACTGGCTAATCAACAGGCTGAAATGGTAACTAGCCAAACCAATGCACAACTGGCACAGCAGGCAGCACTGGCTAACCAAGGCGTAAACTCTCAAGGTGCTCTGGCTAATCAAGCAGCAGCGCTTCAAGCGGCTCTAGCTAATCAACAAACACAGTTTGGCACAGGGCAGTTCAATGCTGGGGCGCAGAATCAAGCCTCTCTTGCTAATGCTCAGTTGGGAACACAGGCCAATCTAGCCAACCAACGGGCGGCACTTGAAGCGGCTCTGGCTAATCAGCAGACTCAGTTCGGTGTGGGCTCTTTGAATGCAAATCTGGCGAATCAAACCAACCTGCAGAATGCTTCGCTGGGAACACAGGCGGCTCTTCAAAATGCTCAGTTGGGTACAAACGTCAACCTTGCCAACTCTCAATATGGCCTCAGTGCTGCTTTGGCTAACCAACAAGCAGGGCTTCAAGGAAACCAACAGAACATCGCAGCCTATGGTGCTATGGGTAACATGGCTACTGGGCTCGGGTCTATCGGCACTAACATTGCTAACTTCAATCAGCAGCAGTTTGGCAATCTCGGGGCTATGGGTAATACGTGGCAGAGCGGTATGACTACAGCAGAAAACCAGCGAATGATAAACGAGTACAATTCTATCAACCCCGCGACTCCTCTGGGGCCTGTCTGGAGTGCCATAGGCGCTGCTCCTAGTGGGGGTGGTGGTAGTAGCTCCACTATAAATCGTACACCATAGGAATCATCAATGAATATGAACTCTAATATCACTGGTCAGGATTCCAGCAAACCGGCTGAGTTTGTTAATAGTACGTATGAAGCCTTGAAGTACAATCCACAGGCCGCGCAGCAGACTCTACAGAAAGGAGCTAATGCTGGACTTGCGGGACTTGGGGCTATGGCGGCTGTTCGATATCAACAGCAAGCACAAGATGTACAAAAGGTTGAACAGGCGCAACAAGCTGGACAACAACCGCAGCCTACGGTATTACAACAGCTTCAAATGATCGCTGCACAACAAGGTGGGATCATGGGCCAGTTACCTAGCAATATCGCTATGGCGCAGCAGCCAGAGCAAGGGCCTCAAGTGGGTGGCGGACTCGGAGCTCTTCCCGTTGACCCTCGTACTCTGCCGCAAGAGATGGCGGGTGGTGGGCTCGTTGCTCTAGCCGAAGGTGGGTTCCTTGACTACGGTTATGATGGCGGTGAAGGCTACGCCGAGGGCGGCGAGGTAAGAGGGTTCTTTGGTGGTGGTGATACGGGTTTGTACGATCCCACAGAAAAACCTTTTGATTATGCTAAGAATGCTGTCACCCGCGCCTCTGACCTCATCATTCCGGGTTATGAGGATTATCGTCGTAAAAGGGAAGCAGAGTATGATGAAGATGTAGGTGACGAATACTACGATACCACTGAGGCTTCGCCAGAAGAGAAGGAAATACGTCGCCTGATGGGACTACCTGAAGCCTATGCCGAAGCTATGAAGGCTGGCGAACCCATGCCTGAGACAAAAACGCTGAAGCATGAAGCAGGTGGTCGTAACGGTGAAGTCCCTGCGGGTCAAGAGTCTATCAGAAACCCCAAACCGCAAGTAACAAAAGAAGCTACTAAAGTAGATAAGCAGTTCAAGAGTGGGCAGAGAGACGACAACCATCTTGTTTCCGATGCCCAAACGCCTGCGGCTTCGGGATTAGAGCCTATTCCTGCTGAAGAAGAGCGCCGTGCTCTCATGGACCGAGCTAGACAGGAAACACAAGAAGAATTTGCCCTTAAAGAAAGAGCAGATAAAAACATGGCTCGCGCTGAAACTATAGCTCAATCTGGAGGGCTTCCCGCTATTCAAGGACAAAGAGCAGCAGCGTCTGATACTGGAAGCAGCTTTGAGGAAAATGCTAGACGAATGAACGAGCTCTATGGTGCTACACCTCAGATGTCACCTGAAGAACGTGCATGGCGAAAAGAGCAGATCGAATCTTCTAGGGCGGATAAATGGCTGCAGACTCTGACGGCTATGGCGGGTGGTACTTTTGCTAGTGGAGAAACTACTTGGCCTGCGGCGATAGGGAAAGGCGCTCTGTTTGGGTTGTCTACTTATCGTCAAGGTGCTCAAGCAGAAGCCGAAGCTGAACTGGGTCTAATCCAAGCCGACGCTGCCTATAAAGCCGCCGAAGCCGCCCAACGCAAAGAAGCCACTAAAGATGTATCAAGCATCCTGCAGAACATGGCTAAACTGGGTAATGCATCGGATATTGCTAGCTTGAAAGAAAGAGCCGCTGCTGGTCGTGAAGAATACAAAGCAGAGAACAAGGCTAGCGAGAAAGAGCTAGACAGAATAGCTGCTCAAATACGTGCTGAGACTGTAGCAGGAAGTCGAGGCGATGCGACTAAGGCTCAGTTAATCAATGCTAGAACTGAAACTAGGAAACTGGCTAGAGAAGAGCTAATAGGAAAGCACGGCAATGAGGCTTTGATCCCTCCCGGTGCAATAGAAATACTTGCAGAGAAATACTTCAACGACGCCTTACAAGCTGCCGGTATCCCCCCTTCAAGTCTAGGTGGCGGTCAAGGGCTTGGTGGAGGTATGGGCATGGGGAACAGGCCAATTGTGCGAAGAGATCGTATAATACCCGCTGCTCAACAATAACCCGCGAAGGCACTCATGGCTAGAGACACAGGCTTAGGCGCTCTTTTTACTCCTTCTTATAGAACGGGCGATCCTGAAATGGACGCTCTCTTCGGCCTGATACGAGAGCAGCAAGAGCCACCTGAACTCAAACGACCAGAAACCCGCTCCGCTCCTAGAGGTGCTAGGGAACAAGAAGAAGTCAGGAAAGAGCAAGGTGCCCGAGGGCGTGTAAAGACGGCGGTTAATAAAGACCTGTCTCCAGAAGCTAGAGCGCTTCTTGACACTATTGCAGGGGATGAATCTCCGGACTACCGCACTGTTTATGGCGGTAGAAAAGTCAATGATTTATCACGGCATCCCGGTATTGCTGTGCCGATTCATAGCGGGCCTAATGCGGGTAAAACCTCTTCCGCCGCTGGGCGATATCAATTTCTAGGTTCTACGTGGAACGATCAAGCTAAAAAGCTAGGGCTGCATGACTTCTCACCTGAGAGTCAAGACTTAGCTGCGTGGAATTTGGCTGTTGAGTCTTATGGCCCAAACCTAGAAGCGGATTTGCGCTCTGGTGATCCTAGGAAGATCGCTGAAATAGGGCATGCGCTCAGAAGAGTGTGGACTTCTTTGCCCGGAGGCATAGAGCAGGGAGCGCAGGCGTCAAAGTTTGCTAGCAGATACCTAAGTAATTTAGGGGCAGAAAGCGAAGCCCCGCAGCAGGCTTCTCCTCAACTAGCTTCAACTCAAGAATCTCCATACTACCCTGTTAGGCTCACTGATGGGCAGATATTTGACGTAGAGAAGGGCATGGGTTTGGATGAAGTAGATGCCATGTTACAGAAGAATGGTATCAATGCCCGCCCACTACGCCCCTATACGGCTCCTGATGGTCGTCAGTTTGATGTCGAATACGATATGACTGATGATGAAATCATGGGTATGCTGCAGAAAGCACCTCAACAGCCGGGGCAAGAGGAAGAATCGAACTATCTAGGTGCGATGAAGTACAACGCACAGCAGGCGCTTTCAGGCATAGCTCAGGGTGCGGGTACGGAGTTGGGTGAGCTAGGCAAAGCCGCTCAGGGTGCAGGGTTCCTTGGAGATTATGCTAAGCCCGTCAGTGAGTTTCTTACAGAAAAAGGAGCGCAGAGCCGCACCTATGGCGAGCAGTTAGGTAAAGATATCGAAGGCACCTACGAGCGCCCTAAGAACCTCAATGCTGTTGAGGAATACTTCTCCTATCCATTGGTTGAGACGGTTGGCGGTATCTTTCCTTATGTCGCTGCAGGCGGGCTATCTATGGTCCCCGGTGTCGGCGGTGTTCTTGGCCCTGCGGCTGTGGCTGGTGCTGTCCATGCAGGGGCTATGGGTGAGGGAGAACAACTGGCAAAGGCAGAAGGTAAAGAGTTTGTCCCTAGTGAGTATAGATTCCCCTATGCTGCGGCAGTCGACGCCGCCAATTTGGTTGGGTTGAATGTTCTTAACAAGGCACTCAAGGTTTTCGGCAAAGAAGCTATTCTGGGTTCCCGCGAAGCTATCCAAGCTGCTGTAGAGAAAGGCGGTATAGAGGAAGCCAAGAAAGTAGTAGGCTCTCGTCTTAAAAATGTAGCGGGAGAGTTCCTAAAAGGCGAAGCAGCATTGGTTAGTGGAGAGGTTATAGAAGATGCTATCAACCGTGAGTATCTAGGCAAACCCCTGCTGAGTGAAGAAGCGTGGCAGCAATATTTTGAGACTTCCAAACAGGTCGGTCCTCTGGGTCTGTTCACTGGGCCTATGGCTGGGCTGGGTACTCACTACAACAAAGCCACTGAAGTAGCACGGTTAGAAGAGCAGCAAGCCGTACAAGAAGCCCTTGCTCAACAAGAAGCGGAGCGTCAGAAGATTGGAGAGTTGCGTGATGTCGGCGTGTCTCCAGCACAATTAGAGAAATTCAAAGTTAAGAATGAGTTAGAAGGACTCAGTGATGAAGATGCCCTTGCTGCTTACAAAGCCGATCAAGAAGCTATTGCCCAACGTAAAGCGGCTAAGATAGAAGAGCTTCCAGAAGAACTCAGGGACGTGCCTTACAAGGAAGCTAAGGTATACCAACAAATGCAGGAAGCTCAAGCAGCAGAGGTGCCTAGTGAAGAAGTATCTGGAGTACCCGAAGAGCCTACTGCTCCTGTTGAGCCTGTTAGTAGTGTTGCCCCTCCTGCCGTTGAAGTGGGTGCCCCGGAAGTACCAAAAGCCCCAGAAGTACAAGCTGAAGCCCCAGAAGTAAAAGCGCCAGAGGCAGAGGTCCCTTATTACGATACGCTAGGACTCAAGAACCCCAAGAGCAACCTGCCGTATAAAGCCCTCAAGCAATTCGATATCAACAACCCAGACCATGCTGCGTCTATCAATACCATTCTGGACGAAATAGAAAAGAAAGGTATGCCGCGAGATCAAGCGGCGGTCAACGCAGTCCGTGCCAAAACTGAAGAGGTAAAACTCAATGCCCAGCCAATCCCCCAAGCAGGCCCGTTTGTTCGCAGCGGCAGCACACAATCCGAAATTCGCCAAGAAGGTGGGGATCAAACAGTCAGTAGCCAAGGAGTGGAACCAAGCCGACAAGGGATCGAAGTTCCTGAAGTCCCCGAAGCCAAAGCGCCGGAAATAAAAGAAGCAAAACTGTTCACAGCCGGAAGAGATGAAGGCTACGTTGTATATGATGAAGAAGCTCTACAACGCGCAAGTCTAGATAAAGGAGACAAACCTGTGCCATCTGGCGGTGGAATGGCTCCTGAATATGAGTCAATGTTTGGTAAGCATTTTTATGAAGAGGCTAAAAGGTACTTCGCTCCGGGTGGCGGCTATGAGAAAGGGGAAAAGTATCGTGTTGTTACACCTAAAGGGGCTTATTTATTTACGGATGTAGATCAGGCTAAGAACTTTGCTGCTACTAGCGGTATGAAGAAGGGTGCGACTAGAGAGCTAAAGCCTTTTGAGGCGACCGTGCCTAAAATAGACAAATACGAAAGCCCCTATATAGGTAGCAAGAAGCTCGACCTCAATAAGTTCACTGATGTTAAGACAGGTGCCGACCTCCTCAATAGATACCTTGAGCATGGCACGGATGAAGGTCTGAAGTCCCTTGCCTCTTTGTTCTTACAGTCTCCGCATGCGGCTTCAGTCGGGGTTAATTTCCATAAGGCTGGAGATGTACTGCCCGCGCATATTTTGAATGCTATATCCAAGTCACATGGGATATCTGTAACGGGTCCTGAAGGCTCTGCAGTACACTTTAGATCGGATGCCCCCAACTCCTTTACAGAAGATACGTTAGTTCACGAACTGCTTCACTCTCTTACGACAGGCGCTATTCATCGTAGCCCGCACCTTAAAAATAGCCTAGATAGCCTGTCGAAAAACATCGCAATGGAGTTAAGCCACACTGCGGATATGTTGGGTTATCATAAAAAGGACAACGCTAGGATTAAAGAGCTTGCTGATTTTTGGCAAAAACACGTTAAGTACAAACCGGGTGAAATGCTTGCCTACGGGCTAACGTCTCCGGCTTTTAAGGAAGTTTTGCAGGGCTTCACTGCTGACGGTAAGCGACTGAATTTAGTAGAACAGGAGACTTTGCGTAGTCACTATGACTACACTACCCGAAGACCTTCTGCGCCTAAACCGTTGACTCTATGGGATAAGTTTGTTGATCTGATGCGTAAGCTGTTCCGTATACCGGAGAAGAACAAGGCAGCATTTGAACAGGCGGTAGCTAAGTATCATGAAGATGTAGAAGCTCGTAGACAAGAGATTGAAAGGCTTGTCACACCAAAATCTCTGGCGGCTCAACTAGATGAACACCTCAATGAACTGCTGAAAGTCACTAGAGAAAAAGGTCTGGGCCTTCCGACTAAAGGTGAAGACATATCCCAAGCTAAAAAAGCTGAAGCCCCCACACCCAAGCCATCCAAAGAAGAGTTAGCCGAAGCGGAGAAGCGTCTGAAAGACTCCGGTATGGTCGGTGCTGTTAAAGACAGAACGCTGGGCACCAAGATGCGAGATGTTGTGAATGACCTCTTCACAGAGGGGCGCAATAACTCTTTTGTATCTGAATATGTAGACGTGCGAGAGCCTATCTCCAAGGCTGTGCAGGACTTGCCGGATAACGTAGGTGAGAAGCTTAGGAGTGACTATATCTACAGCGCCTATGAGCAACGGGGCAATGTCATCCAAGAGTCCTACCGTAAAGGCTTTGTCGCTATGGGTAGGGATGGCACGATTGAGGTTGTTAAGGACAACCAGCTTGCTTTGGCTGAAATCTTTAAGCGTGTCGGTGCCAAGAACCAAGAGCTTTTCAGTAATGTGTTGGTAGCGCTTCGCGTCAGGACTATTAGGGCTCAGGATGCTGAGATCAGAGCGCAGGCCAACAAACTGCTTAATATGGCTGAGGAGATGCAGGACTATGCCAGTACCCTGAAGGATGCGGCTAAGCGTAAGAAGTTCAACGCGGCGGCTAGAAACCTCACAAAGATAGCGGAGAAAAACCTAGAAAGAATTAACTGGGAAAAAGGCCGCACCAAGTTTACAGCGCAGGAAGTTAGAGATGCTGAGACTGTTATAGCAGGGCACCCAGAGCTTGCTCGTGAAGCCGAAAACGTCTATGCACTGCTGCGTAAGTCTGTTGATCTGTGGGAGAACGACGGGCTCGTAGATGCTGATAAAGCGAAGGAGTGGAAGGAATACCCCAACTACTTCCCGCTCTATGAGACAGCCGATTACGAGAAGCAGATGGCAGACCCTTCCAAGCATATTGATAGCTATGCTGCCATGATGGGTAAGAGCCCTAAGAACCTTCCTACTGTACACGCTCAAGAATGGCATGCACATCAGGTCTTTACAGAGAACAATCTACTGCGGCACATCTCCTTCTTTGCTTCTGCGGCGGCTGAGCATTCAGCACGTAAGAACACGGCCTATAACCTTGAGATGGTAGGTAAGGCTGAGCGCATCAAGAAAGGCACTGAGAAGAAGGGTGAGCTTGTCGTTAAATTCAGAGAGAATGGTAAGGACGTATTCTATAGAGTAGACGATGCTCCTGCGTACTATGCCATGCAGTCGGCCATGCCGTTGATGAGCCCTCTCCTGAAACGTATGCGTAGTGTCGGCAACTTCGCTCGTGTTGTGATGCTTATGAACCCATTATTCTGGTTCCGTCAGGCATTCCGTGAGCCTATTCAAGCGAGTCTTGTAGGTCGTGCAGGGGTCATCACTACGTTTGATACGCTACGTGCTGTTAGTGAGATAGCCGCTGGTAAGTCAAAAGGCTACGAGCGTCTGCGAGCCAAAGGTACCATTGGTCCGGTGGATATCATTCCTGACCCTGCTGAGTTTATTAAAGTAGCCCAGAACGGCAAGAGCATGGTATCTAAGGGTCTGACGGGTATAAAGCATATCCACGAAGCAATGGATGCTGCGACTCGTGTGGTGGTGTACGAAAAGGCTAAGGCTGACGCGCTCAGTAAGGGCTTCGATGAAGAGACGGCTGACGCTATCGGTGTGATGAAAGCACGAGAGATCATCAACTTCGCCAAACAAGGACGTAGCAAGATCATTCGAGCCGTCCGTGCGACTACTCCATTTTTCGGCGCAGCACTGAACAGTTTAGACGTTATGGCTCGTGCAGCATCACCTCGTAAGATAGGGCATCTGAGTAAAGCTGAGGCTATGGAGGCTAGGAGAAATTTTTACTCTACAGCATTCATGCTGGCTACGTTCTCTACGGCCTACGCTGCGGCTATGTCAGAGGATGAGGACTATCTGAAAGAACCTGATCGTATAGGTAATTGGTTGATTCCTATCGGGGGTGGTAATTTTATAAAAATCCCTATCCCGTTTGAAGCAGGGTGGTTTACCAAAGAATTGCCAGAACTTACGATGCTGCTCAACATGGGGGCTATCAATACACGCGAAGCGCTCACTGAGGCTAGAAAAGGGTTTGCGGCTAACGTGCTTCCTCCTATGCCGACGATGTATGCACTGCAACCTTTCTTGGAAATATTGGTTGACTATGACTTCTTCACTGAGTCTTCGCTTGAAGGCAGAGACTCCGAATTGGCGGTACGTGACAGAAATAGTAAAGCCAGCGAACTCTCTAAGCTAATTATCAACAAGATGGAAGATGCTGGCGTAAACATCTTCGGCATGTCCGCCAACCAGCTTGAGCATCTGAATAAGAAGTTCTTGGGTCAGCTATGGGCAGTGACCCGTACCGCCTCGGATGCTTACATAAACAGAGGGCGTGTTACCCCTGAGAAGGAATGGTATGAGATGCCCCTAATCAGTGGGGCCGTGACTTCAGGCACTAAGGATCGCGCTGTCGATCAGTTCTATACAGTGGCTAAAGAAGTATCGGAGGTCAATAAATCGTTTGAACGTGCCAAGTCCCATGCAGATGTAGAGCGCTTCAACCAGATCACGACCAATCCAGAGAATGTTAAAGCCCTCAAAGCTAGCAAATCTTTGCGAGATAAAAAAGCAGATATAGGTAAGTTGGCTACTGATATAGAGAAGATCAAACAGAGCCAACCGCCGAACTACGACAAGATGTCTGACAGAGAAAAGAAACAGGCGGCTAAGGATATGGCCGCTAAAATCAAGATGCTCAAAGACAGACAACGCCTTATTGCTAAGCTCGGAGTTGAGGAAGCGCGTAAGCTAGGGTTGGATATTTAGGCAAAAAGAAGCCCCTGCGGAGGGTCAGGGGCTGAGTTGGGAGAGTCCCAAGGAGCAATGAACAATGATGTGTTACGATAGCATGCCTAAAGAGGTGTGTCAATAGGATCGTCTGCTTTTGACAGCATATCGACATCGAACAGGTAGCACGGGACGGGGGCTGTGGAATAATTTGCCGTTGCTTCACCTAGATTCGTGGTTAGTTCTTCTATCAACGTGCCGGATGACGTGAGCCCTTTCATTACTTGTAGGGTAGGCATGCGCTTGGTATTCAGCCATCCTACAAAGTCGGAAACGGAGATATACAGGCGACGAGTCTGCACCTCATGCCGACCCTTGAGAGCGCCGATGACAGGCTTACTGACGGATTGATTCATTAGCGCATTATCCACGTCAGTCTGTCCACTCTGCACCACCAGAATCTGATGTATGAACTCATTCCAGTAACGGTTCACAGCGCTTGCATACGAGCTTCCCTCTTGAATCATTGAGGCTTTTTGTACCGCAGTACGAGTCTCGGTGAACAACTCTATGGCCCACTCCCATACAGGCTCAATGGGGATATTGATGATGCCCAGACGGTTAGCTATCTCTCCACCCGCAAAGGCTGCTGCCATACACCCAGAATAAAATCGCTCCTTGCCTTTTGAGTCCACTTCCGCATCAAATCTACGCCGTGTGTCTAGGAGCTTTTCACGCACATTCTCAATGTTAGGCACAACGTACTGCATATAGGGCTCACACGCTAACCCATAGTTGTTTGGCAGTAGTTGACCGAATAGCTCATCCGCCTCTGCTTTAGTGAGGAGGTCATCATTCTCTACGGGCACTTGCAGTATGCGGAGCATTTCGCCTTCGACAGATTCTTTGTATTGCTTCAGCACCCCATGCAGGCTGTTGTTACCAGAGGTCAGAAAAATCGTAGCCCATGTCGTGTCATTGGTGCGCTCCATGTTGTCATGAGTTCTTAGCCGGTTCTTGCCTCTGCCTGATGATAGGTCAAAACTAAAGCGGCTTACCGCTTCTGGCAGCATATTAGTCACTTCGTCTATACATGCCGGGATATTGTTTAGTACCCCCGCCCTATGCAGCTTGGCGTTCACCGTGTCGTTGTCGGTCAGCATACCCCGTATAGGATCACCCCAGATGCTGGTAACGGCTTTCTGCAATGTAGACTTACCCACGCCTGATGCTACGTTAGTCAGATGGACGATCATGCTCCCTTCACCGATGAACTTATACAACGGAGCACCGAACCCACAGAACAGAGCAAAGGCTCTAGCCTCATTTCCTTTACTAGCATAGGTGTTCACAACCTTCTGCCAGTTCTCTAGCTTGCCTACTTTTGCGTAAATCTCAGCGATTGATTGCGCTCCTTTGGTAATAGGGCTGTGGCCGATAGTGCCTGTGTCATTTACCTCTCTATTGCCAATAACAAACCGTGTGTCGTTGTCATGCCATCCGAACTGTTTACGGGCGTTTGCGGCTTTGCCGTCATCTTGCAGCTTCTTTGTCCATGCTCCGATATAGCGACGAAGTAACTCAAGCCGTTTGTTATTTGTGACTACATGCACTCCCTTGGCAGCAAGGATATCTCGTAGGGTGTCCATTTTATATAGATAGGCCAGCGGAGCCGTGACTTCAGATAACCCGTCATTCGGCAAACAAATACACAGCGTAGCATACTCCTGCTCTCCGTCTTTCGATCTATCCTTTACCCACAAGTCGCGTTCGTAGACCATGAACTCGTCAGGATCATCACCACTGTCAGGATTATCATTTTCTACACTGCCTCTATAAGCTACCCCGCCACCTTTCGGGCGTATCCAAGGAAAAGGGTAGTCAGTAGGAATTTCTACGGAGACAGTCTCGTTCAGCCCTTCATGCTTGACCTCAATGATGTGCTCTTCTGGTAGTGCCTCTTCTATCACTACACCCAAGGATATAGGCGATGTGATTTTGCCCTTGTGTATACAGGCGCTACAGAGTTGAGGATGATTGAGCTCCTTCCATTTCTCACAGGTGCGAGGTCCTTCTGCTCTACTCGCCTTGGCAAACCATTCATCAGGTTCAGTGCCGGGGTAATCCCTCGACACCATATCAATCCCTTCGACTCTATCAATACAGAACTGCGCGATGGATAGCGCAGCATGCCACATGGGTTCTTCTAGGGTTGCTCGATTAGATACACAATAGGCGATCTGTGGGCACCCAGCACTGCGTTCCACTTTTCTTTTTACCAGACGGTCAATCTTGGTGCCATCTGCCTGCTCTATCTGCTCAATAGTTTCTTCGACGCGCTCAATGGTATCAATGCTTTTTTTGTAGATTCTGCTAAATTTGAATGTGCGGCTTACCTGCATCAACTTCTCCATGACAGGATCGGCTGAGTGAACAGGAGAGTAAGCCTCGCGTGATACATACCCTACACAGGCTGAAAAATGCGCTAGGGTTATAGGGTCTGCGACTCGTTTAAGTACGACTTTCTTATGGTTGCTGTCGCGTTTTTTGTTCGTGGTGTTCGGGACTCGTAAGATTCGCGCTCCATCTGCCGTCACTACAGGATCGGCCTTTAGTTCTAATTCGTGAGTTTTGCGTTTGAATGCGTCAGCTACAGGCTTCCATGTGTTGTACTCTACAGCGGCGTTTAAGCTCCAATAGGCATGTACTCCGAAACCGGAATCGACCAGTGTGGGGAGCGGGAGTTTGATCGTGTCACAAAATTTCTGAAGAGCCTCAATAGCCTCCTTCTTGGTCAGGTAGCCGTTCTCCTTGCCGCAGTCTAGGTCAAGATAGAAGCTCTTGAGCGCTTGGATATTTTGTACGTTTTTTGGTTTGTCTTTGTTTTGGAATGTGGCACAGGCGAAGTAAACCTCTCTGCCTTCCTCATCCATTGAGGCTATTGTCCTTGCTATTTCTGGATCGCCTTGCTCGAAGTAGCGCACCTTTGGCATGGCTGAGCGATCACTCCTCAAACCTGTTAAGCAGAGCAGACCATCCTCGGCCAATACGGTGTTAAATAATGTTTCTGGTTCCATGCTCCCTGCCTACTAACGAAAGGGGCGGTGCAGAACACCGCCCATAAAAAGGATATCAACCTATCCAGTTATCAATCGTCAGTAGCCCATTCGTCAAGGATGTTTTCCACCGATTCGCTTTTGACCGGCGCAGTGTTTGTCTTCGACTTACGGACAGTGGGCTCCTCTTCAACGGCCTCAATCGCTACAGGCTCTTCTCTGAAGGGTGATACCTTGGGTGCCGTAGCTTCAGCGGTCTTGGCTAAATCCATCTGCGCTGGGTTGAATGCGATAGCAGACAAGGCTTCTGGGCTCTGACCCTTCTCAATAACCGCAGCAATTTCGGCATCAGTCAAAGATCGTGCAGCGCGGAAAAATAGCTTGGGAGACTCAGCGGATTCATCAAACCGCATCTCCGTCACGACACGAGTGATAGAGTAATTGAACCCCGCCAGATGCTTAACATACGCATCCAGTGCCATATCATCCTCGCCCTTTGCCTTACCAAATATAGACGTAGCTGGAAGCGTTAGCTGGTAGACATCGCTGTTTTCTACATTATTAGCTAGTACAACTGCCAGCCTACGGCTGAAGCGACAAGCGCGACCCTTACCGTTGGTGCCAGACCCAGCGATGTTCTTTGGGCAACTATCACAGGTCTTACCTTGAGGAGCAGGAGCTTTAGGATCAGGACGCCTGCCATCATTCGACCAGCAATCGGGTAGACCTACTGCGTTAGGATCAAAGGTCTTGGCATAGAAGGTACGGCTCACATCAGGAGCCGCGTTGACGACTACTACATCCATCTCGGGCTTGGGGCTCCGTGCCGTCTCTTGTCCATTGACGATCATACGGAACTTACTACCCCGCAGAGAAATGCGCTTGTAGTTACCACCATTACCCAGCAGTTTTTTGGTTACATCGTCCAGACCTTGAGCGCTAGAAACAACAGAAGTCTGGTCACGGAAAAGCGTTACATTAGACATGATATTTACCTATTAAAGTTTTTTGGAAGGGCGGCGTACAGTAACGGAGTACGCACGGTCAGTATTCATACCCATTGGGAACACATCGGGATGATCCTCTAGGAAGTCCCGCATAGCCCCGTTGCTGATTCTCTTCTCAAGCAGGTATGGTGCTTGATGAGCATTGATGAACTGATACAAAGAGTCCCAGTCCGTCGTATAGTATTTAGTTGCTACACTCCTTATGATTGTCCCATGATTTGTTTTTATGCTTCCAGCACCTAGCTCTTCACAGAGCCTGTTCATCTCGGCTTGTAGCTCCTCCATTTTACCTTTCAGGACCGCTTCCTTCTCTTCGTTCTCTTTTTTCAAAGCGTAGTACGTGTCCCGCAGGTTCAAGAAAGCAGCAGCCAAGCTGTCCGCTGATAATTTTTCAGTCTCCATAATATCCTCGCGTAGTGTTGCGTGATTGCGTATCGACATCTCCCACATAACGTGTGGGGCCAGACATATTATACCAAGAATCAAAGGGTTACGTCAAATATCACCTCCCAAAAAGTTTTTATACATGGACAACAAGTTGTTCTGTGCCAGTGTACGATCTTCCAGCGCCTTATACAACTGCTTCTCTACCCCGCTGCTGCAAAGGTGGACGACCAAACAAGGATTCCTCTGTCCTGCTCTGTGGACTCGGGCATTGGCTTGCAGGTACGTCTCCGCGCTAGTCGTGGGGGAGAACCATATTACAGTATTTGCTGCCGTAAGTGTAACCCCATGCGCTGCTGCTTGTGGCTGAATGATAAGAACATGAGGCTCTGTGCTCTCTTGGAATTTTTTGAAAATCTCCGTTCTTCTCTTTGGGCTCACGCCACCATGAATGGCATCGCTAGAGACTCCGTGTTTCTTTAGAAACTCTCCTACGATGTCTATCGAATGCCGGAAAGCACAGAAGATCAGTGTCTTGTGAGAAGCCTGCTGTACAACATTTAGCATCTCGTTCAGCTTGTTGGAGGCATCGAACTGCACTGTCTCCCCCGTGTCAGCATAGACTGCTCCGCTTGAAATCTGTAATAGCTTACCCAACTGTACTGCGGCATTGACTGCGGAGACTTCCTCTCCCGCCGCTTGTATTAGCATATCCTTACGTAGCTTCTTGTAGTATTTCTCCTGTTGTGGAGTCATTGGTACTTCGTAGGTTGTATACAACTGCTCTGGTAGGTCTAGGCACTCCTCTGTTGTATATCGAATCGCCGGTTGGAGTACGCTGTGTACGATCTCCTGAGCATCAGGCTTTGGAATCCATTTGAACTGATTGATCTTTATCATCACCTTGTCTCTGAACGCACCCGCATAGGATGGCACAGCGCTAGGGTTCACAATCTTTGCCTGCCCGTATGCGTCCTCTGGCGACTGCGCTGCTGGAGTACCTGTCATGAGCCACACCCATGTGTCAGCCCCAATCAGAGAGTTAAAGGCTTTCCATCGTCTTGTCTTGGCATTCTTCAGGTAGCTCGACTCATCGGCAATAATCAGATCGAACCCGCCTACCACTAGCTCGTCTCGCACCACTTCAACCCCGTCATAGTTGATGATGACAAAATCGTAGTTGCCCTTAATTACCTGAATGCGCTGGTCTCTGGAGCCGTGAGCGATGCCTACTCTTCGGTGCATAACCGTCTTGAACAGATCAGAGCGCCATGCACAGTCCATGATAGACAGAGGGCATACGACCAACACTCTGCGAATCGCCCCCATACTTAGCAGATAGTCAGCCGCCCACGCTGCCGCATTCGTTTTCCCACTGCCCATAGCGTTTAAGCAAAAGGCCCGCTTGTGAATCGTCAAAAATGCCGCTGTGTCTTTCTGATGAGCAAACGGGCGGTACATCCCCGGCCATTGGTAGTGCCCCAGTATAGGCGACAGAGGTTTCTTGAAACCAAGATTCTTGAGGATGACAGCATTTCCAAGGTCCCAATGGACCAATACTTCTGAGATACCTTCTTGCTCTCCGACCACCTTAGACTTCTGAATCACTTGTGTAATCTTGTCAGGATTACGTGTACGCACCAAGAGGGCGTTGTTATGCACAATTTCCATATTCCCTTATCCACCGCTTGAGGAGCGGCAACCTGTTAAAATCGAGACAGTTAGAGGATGTCGTAAGCGTCTTCTATGTCCACTGTTGGCTTAAGCAACTCTAGCAAATCCATCTTGTGTCTCTCAGGATCATGCACCCAATTCCGTGCCGTTTTATAGCAGTGCTTGCGCTCTCGCTTGGCTACAGCAAACGTAAAGTTTATGAACTGCTCTATATACCGCTCTACTACGTCATGAGGGAGCCCAGAGTTTGCAGCTATCTGCCTAACGGCTGTTGGTGTAACTCTCATTTTTTCTTTTTGGGTGCGTCATAAGTCGCCGCTGGCTTGTGATTGCTGGAACGCTTGAAGCTACGGTTTTCAGAAGGAGATGCTAGGAAAAAACCATCCTCATTACCCCCGCCTTTCGAGAGGTTCTTCTTATGAGCGATGTCCTTACCTTTGCGGTTTACCCCCTCCTTGTCCAGCTTCCTACGTAGTGTCTGACGGGCCAGCTTAGCCTTCAGCACACCCCCATCTTTCTCTTGGCGGGCTTTCTCATTTTCCCAGTCTTTCTTCCAGTTTCTTTTCTTTTCGGCCATTAGAGTGATCCATTATGAGGGCATTGAGTACGGCACCACTTAGCACAGAGTCCGTTAGGTTTAGGGTTCCAGATATTGTGAGTATAAGCCATTTCTCTTTGCGTCAACAGCCCATGCAGGTCAGCAAAAATCTCGAATGCCTTATCACGAGTGTATTCTGACTTGATGAAATCGCCAGACACAACGAACAGCAGGCCCGCCTTGACCCGTTCTAAATCAGGGTACTTGGCAAACAAACACGCTGCCATCAATGCTAACTGCCGTGGGTCTGCATACCGTGCATTCTTATTGGTCTTGTAGTCTACAAGCCATCCCTTGGGTCCATCGACAATAACAAGGTCAGCAACACCGCGAAACCAAACATCTCTATCTTTGAAACCACAAGCAACAAATCTTCCATCTTCTTTTTTCAACCCTACCTGCAACTCACATATCTTTTCGCCGGGGATATTGTTCAGCTTTTCCAAGTAAGGAAGCACAAACCCAAACCGGGGAGGGATAGGTTTGCCATCCCTCATAAACTCTTCACACGCCAGATGAAGCTCCTTGCCGTAGATCGTGGCATCGCTGTCTGTGTACTTTACTTCCTTGGTAACTCTCTCGCTCTCGTACTTGCGATGGCAGGTGTCGAAGAGCTTGATGCTGCTGTAGCTCCATGCTGGCGGTGCTTTACTCATTGAGCAAATGCCCCGTTGTCTTTTTCCTCGTAGATAGCCTCTGCACAGGCTATGAGCATTTTTCCGTACAGCCTAGCTCTATCTGCGGTCATCGTTAGGTGTGTTGTCTTGTATCCGTTTTCGCTGAGGTTGAGCATAACAGACAGCCCTTCAACAGCGTCATCATAAATACCGATAGATATTCCAACAGGTTCTTTACTCATTTTATCCTGCTTCTTTCAAATTTACTCCTATGCTGCCTTCTGCAGCGAGTGGTATGCCCGGTGCCCACTCAGGAGCGCGTGTTAGTTCTTGCATCATAAAGTCATAGACCCCTTGCGCCTCATCCTGAGGCACTACGCAGTAGCAGCTATCGTGAACAGTCAGGGCTATGGGGTGCTTTCTGTTTATCCTAGCCATCGCTTCTCCAATGACGCAACGTGCCAAAGCCTGAGTCGTCTGCTGATAGCATTTGCCGCCGTGAGTATGGACAACCCCTTTTCTCGTGCCGTATACCCATTGTTTCCGGCCTTGCTCATCTTCGGTCGTTCTCAAATCAGGATACGTCATGAACAACCCTGACGGTAGCTTTATACCACGCCGCCCTGCGACTTGCAACTTTAGCTTGCCTAATCCGATCTCAATCCCTTCGTTGTTGATGACGGCATCGAGCGCTTTCCCTGCGTCATACCAAGCAGCTTTAACTCTAGGATTCTCCTGCCGGTATAGGTTTACAACACGCTTAGCCTCTGCCTCTCCTATGTCAGTGCCAGATAACTGTTTTATAGAAGCTCTTAGTTTCCCTGCTCCAACACTATATATCAACGATAAAACCGACACCTTCCCGATAAACCTTTGAGGAGTCGTAACATCCTCATAAGCCACATTAAACACTTTAGATGCAAAGTCCTTATACAAATCAAGCCCATCACCCAGCATATTTAACTTGTCCATCTGCCCAGCATAGTATAAACCCACACGTAGCTCAATGTTGCTCAAGTCAAGCCCGACAATGCTGTACCCCATAGGAGCGATGATAGCTTTCTTTAGCTTCGACCCTCTTGGTATGTTCTGAAGGTTGATGGAATCTACCGCACTCCAGCGCCCAGTGATAGCCCCGTAGTATTTCAGCGGTACAGGCAATGCTCCACCTGCCTCATGGATTCTTATGAATCTCTCGGTTCTCGTTTCTTCGATGGTGCTCCGAATCCCTAGCCTAGCGGCTACAATCGCTTGGACTCTTTCATCTTCATGCTCTAACAACGCCTTGAACGCTTCATCACTCTTGGCGAAAGCATAGGTTTCCTTACCTGTTGTTGGGCTTATTTTAGTCGGAGGCTCCACACCAAAATTCTTTAAGACCTCAGCCAGCTTGGGGTTGCTCATCAGGTCATCTTTTACGATGCCGCACTCGTCCAGTAGCTGCTCCTTTCTTTGCCTTACATTTTGCAGATGCTCCTCAAGAATGCCTCTGTCTAGCTCGAACTGCGGCATGGTGTGCATCTTGATCGTCATGTCGATCAACGCGATCTCGGTCTTGTCAAAAGATGAAGCT